GAGGCGAGTACGCTCATCGACAATTGTTCCTGTCGTTTCAGTATGCGCGGCTTTTACGTCATATTGCATCGTCATAGGAGTGCTCCGATAAGCGGGGGAGTTACCCCCCCCACTCAGGTGTTTTAGGATGCAGTGGTGAACGTCACGCCGGCAGCAACAGCGCACCATGCGTAGGCAAACCAAGAAGTACCGTCGCTCATCACGGTAACCATGTCGCCGGCTACGGACTGGCCGTCTACGAACGAAATGGTGTCATCCGCAGTACCCGTGTCACCAGCAGCGCCGGAGGCTGGGTAAGCCTGACCCTTGATGATGTTGGCGCTGGCATTGGTTACCACAGTGTAGCTGGCGCCCGAAGGAGCAGCGGCCACGATAAACGTGTAGACCAAACCGGCGGACGGAGCTGGCAGCGTAGTAGCAAACTCTGCAGCGGCGCTAAGGAAGAAAGTGGAGCCCGACTGTGCGGTAGTCAGGGTAGAAGCAGCGGCCAGCGTTTCATAAGCAATCGGGCCGATGAAGCCGTTCTGCGATACCACGGGGCCGGAAAAAGTAGTCGTAGCCATTGGAATTCCTCACATGCGAGTTGGGCGTATCTGTCTGCATGTCGTCAGCCGGGGCTGTCAGATACGCGGGTTATCCCGGTACGCTCTGTATATCAGGGTATGAGGGAATGGTCAACGTACCTGAAGAGTAAGCCAGTAAATTTCCCCTTGGTTATGGAGCTACCTGATACCAGCGCACGACGTAGAGTCGGCATCGTCATGCCGTAGTGCTGCAACACCGCGGTGAGGCTTGGGAACTCGATGTTGGTCGAGACCTCCAGTACGCGTTTGCTCATCTTCAACCGTGACTCTTCGGAGTGATGCTTACCCAGCCAGTTCTGATTACCCTTGTTGGCTTCGGAAAGACGACGGCGGTGTTCTTCGAGCCTGATATGCCCTTTGGCGCACTGGTTACCTTTGAGAGCTTCAGACATCTTGCGGCGCGTTTCTTCTGAGGGGATAAATCTGCCCCCTCGGCCTTCCGCTAGGGCTATTTGAATTTTGGCAGATATAAGGGCTTTGGTTTCCGCGGTGTGCGATTTACCCGTACGGGGGTCGGAAACACCCCACTGGCGTTTGGCGGCTGTGGATAGCGCGGCTTTGGCCTCTTCTGACATCGTTTTGCCATAGTTGGGGGTTTTATGCGCGGGGGCATTTCTCCATGGGGCATTTGCCCCGTACCCAGCGTTATAGCAGTAGCTTTTACCTACATGCTGTACGAGGTAAATCTCTTCTACTTCCTGTAGTGCCCGAGTTTCCGGGACTTCTTCTATGACAACAAAGTCAAACTTGTTCTCCCCGTATTTGTTCCATGCTGCCTGTAGATGCTTACAGTGATGTTTGTTTCCACGCAGCAGCTTACGGTGCTGGCGAAAACGAACTTTTTTATTGATGGTGCTGCCTACGTAGAACTTGTCGTTCACCAAGTTGACTATTTTGTATATTACCTGTGTCATGCGTTTCTCCTATATAAAGCTAGTTAACTATATAGGCGCAAAGATACCGCAGGGACACGTAAAAAACCAGCAAAAAGAAAGGGGCCGAAGCCCCTTTCAAATACTACTTGTAAATCAACAACTTAGCTGGCGCCCGGCGAGCCGTATATACCCAGCGGATCGCTCACTCCAAACGAATATCTTTCTCGCGCCTTATATCTGCTGTTGCCCGTGTCGAAGTCGGCGTCCATGGACGTAGACATCGGGGTACGAACAAAGTGCTTCAGGCCGTTTGGAACGTCGGTCGTCAAGAACCAAGCGTTGGTGTCGGTCAGATAGTGGTTGATTGCGTAACCACCGGGGATCGAACCGTTGTTTTTCAACGCGTTGATGTCGTTGTCCGCTGTGCTCACACGCAGCTCGGTTTCCAGAATGCGGGTTGCAACGAATTGCAGCGCAGGCGGGATGATGAGCTTGTTTGGTTTGGCGGCGATCAGCAGACCACGTTCGTCAGTCCATGCAGCGATCTGGATAACGGCGGCTTCCAAGGAAGTCTCGTTCAGGTCGGCAGGGGTAGTCGGGCGGTTGCTGTTGGTGCCACCGTTAACCAGCGGGTGCGAGGTCGAGCACAGAACTTGACCGTCGCCGTAGGTTACACCCGTGGCGAAAGCGTTGTTCAGGATTGCTGCAGCCTTGACCTGCTTGGTGTAAGCCATGGCGCGAGCCAGTGCTTTGGTGTAGCGGGCAGACAGGGAGTCGTACAGGTTGTCTTCGATGGCCTCTTCGGTCAGCGAGAAACCCATAGCGATGGTTTCGTGGGTGTAACGAGCGGTCCACGCTTCCTGTGCGTTGTCGTAGGCCATGGCGGCGCCTTCGTTTTTCACTGGGGCGGCGTTAAAGCCAGACAACTTGGTTTCTTCTTCAAAGGAACGGTCAGAGGTTTCGGTTTCGAAAATCTCTTTGTGCTCCTCACCGTACTTCTTGTACTCAAGACCGAACAGGGCGTTAAGGCCGGGCAGCAGTTCTTTGAGTAGTTGTGCGCGTGAAATTGCCATTGTTCAGTACTCCTTACAGGCCAGTCGGGTTGTTGTAGTTGTGGCCACCCTTGACGACTTCGCCGGTATCAACGAATGGAGCGTTGATTTTGACGATGACTTCTGGGTAGTACGTTGTACCGCTGTACACAAACGCAGTGTCAGGGACAACGTCCACAATGCGCAACGGCAGCGATTTGGTAACTGCGAAGCTGGCCAATGAGATGGCATCCAGCGAGTTACCAGTAGTGGTGCTACCGTCGTTATCCACGATGGCGGCGTTCAAGCCAAGCGAGCTGTAAGTTGCGCCCGAAGTGGTCGAAGGGGCCGTGCCTGTGGAGGCTACGACTACCGCCTTGAACAGCTGGTCCGGATCATCAGCTACGAAGGCAGTGATGAAGCCCGAAGTCACGGTCAAACCAGCAGGGCAGTACTGAGCCTGCACCGGTTGGTTGGTGGCGGTGTTGATGTAAGAGCAGCCAAGGAACACGCCGATAAAACCAGTCACCGGGGCGGTGGTGGTCGAATTGGCGCGAACGATGGTGCCGTCGGACAGACGAGTTACAAGGTCACCGTAGTAAATTGCGTCGGTTACGCCAGAGGCGATACGCATTTGACGGGTGGCGCCTGCAAACACCTGACCACCGATCAAGTTGATCGGCTGCAGCCCGTAAGAGGCTGATACTGTAGGGTAAGCCATTTGAAGCTCCTGAGTTTAGTTGCCTTTGCCGAAAGTGACCTTCGACTTACGCTCGTTGAAGAGCGGCATCCTCGGGTCATTCTCGCGCATGAGATTGTTGTCTACCGACCGAATTTGCGAGTCTGCCTGCTGGTTGTAGTAGGCATTGCGCTCTTCGACCATTTCTACCGGGGCTTTGCAAAGCATGAGTCCGCCCATCACGATATTGTCCTTGAAGCGATCATTTTCAGAATGCGTCAGGAAAATCTCGGGGTGATCCACAGCTTTTACAGGCTCCCAGCCTTCACGTATTTTGGAGGAGACGTTGGTAGGATCGGACTGACCCTGCATTGACACACGAACCCAGTGGAACGCATACCCATCTTGAGGCTTGGGCGACGGAAGTAATTCCGGCTTAACCCAAGATTTTTTACGCGTTGTCTTTTCGCGGGTGTTCAACTCTCGATCAAGTCTGTTCTCAGCCATTTCGTTTCATCTCCAGTTCTGCAACCTGTGCGGCGTATTGTTCCAAAGTAAGCCCTAGCCGTTTGGCTATCGCTTGTGCTGATGGCGAAAGGGTGACCTTTTTAGGGGCCGTGCTCCGCGTTGCGGGTGCCACCACGCTACTTGCTTTCCTCTGTTGAGGTGTCCTACTCGGAACTTCTTCCCCTTGGAAAGCGTCGGGGAACACCTGTCGCATACGTGCGTCAATGCGCTCGTAGTATTCATCGGAGCGGGGGTCAACGCCCTCCCGCCTTAACTTCGTATCCAGCCCCAGAGCGAATGCCGTCATTTCCGGTTGTTCGTCATCTCCAAACCAAGAATTCTTCTTGGCCCAGTTCTGTGCTCGCTCGTCCTGTTGGACGGTTGGCGGCGCCGGCTGGGGGTTTGGGGGGAGTTTTACTTCATTCTCTCTGGCTTGTAAAGGGGGTACTTTGATGTTTTGTACCCGGTCCATACGGATTTTAGCGGTAGTGAGTGCTTCCTGTGCAGCCAAAAGAAGCTCCGAATCACCTGCTTCGTAGGCTTCTTTGTACTTGCGCTTGGCGTCAGCTACCTCGCTCTCCACCGCCCTTTTGGCCTGCTCAACCAGCGCGGTCTGGCTCTTGTTGACGGAGCCTTTCAGCTGGGAGTTCTCGTCCATCACGGCTTTGACGTAGCGTTCAAGCTCTTCACGCTCACGAAGCGCTTGTTCTTTAGCCCTACGCTCGTCGTGGTAACCTTTGCTGAAGTGCTGGATGCGCTTCTTGACCTTCTCGGAATACTGCCCAAGTTCGTCGTCGGTTACCTCTTCCGGTGGTTCGGATGGCTTGCGGTTTCGATCCGCTTTCGGGGTCGGGTCTACGATCTCGATCTCAAGATCGTCCGCCTTGATGACCTCTACAACGTCTTTCTTCTTCGTCGGTTTCGGGTCGAGCTGGGTTTCCCCTACTGCACCTTCTACCTCGATACTCAAGGATTCTTTGTCGGACTTCTTGTCCGGGTCCGGAAATTCATACTCTACAGGTTTAAATGCCATGGTTTATTTCCTCACGCACGGGAGATTGCTTTGGGATTGGGGACGACCGCTTCGACTGAGTCATCGTTCATCAGTCGGTATTCTTGGTCGCCAATCTTGAATCGCGTTCCGGTATTTGCTCTGAACATCACGTAGTCGCCCGGTTTGCACCAAGGCCCGTTCGGGAACCGGTCAGGGTCCGAATACGCTTGCTCGCCCACGTCCAACACAAGCCCAATGGTGGACAGGATGTACTCCTCCTTCACCGTTTTGGTGGCTTTGACGATCCCGCTGTCCCCAAAAGTCTCTTCCACGTTGGGAAGGGCAATCAGCAGACGATAGCCCACAGGCTTTGGTATCGACGCTTCCAACTCTGCTTGTGTTTGTTCTTCTCGCTCGATCTTGGCTCTACGTTGTAGCTCCAATTCAGTCGTCATCGTTCTGTTCCTTGTATACACGCAAAAGGTCAGATAGTTCACGCCGTGCGATAGCTAGACCCCGGATCACTCCGCACGTATCCCTGTACTCTGGGAAGTCTTTAGCTCCTCCAGCACTCAGGTGTTCTTCAAAGTTGCGCTGCTGGGCAGCGATTTTTTCCTCGAGCACGTCAAAGACGGTTTTTGCCATGGACTATCGTCTCCCCGGCGGTTTGGGTGGCTGCTGCGGCTTATTCATACTGAGCATGGTTTTGGCCGCGTCTATGTCAGTCTTGCGTTTGTGCTGGCGCTGCGCGGCGTCGAGTTTCTCTCCCTCGGCAACGGCGTTGATCTGAACCTTGGTTTTCTCGAGCTTGAGCTTCTCGGCAGCGAGGGCAGCGTCGGTCTGGTCTTTCTTGGCCTTGCGCTGAACCTCCTGCGCCTTGATCTGCACTTCCTGCTGCTGAAGCTGGAAGGCGGGGTCTTGGGCCTGCTGCTGCGCTTGCTGCTGCGCGGCCTCTTGCTGATGGGCCTGAGTGACCTGACGACCGGCGTCGGCCAGCAGACGAGACAGCTGAATCTCCATCTCCTCCGGCATTTCTTGGTCGGGCGCGGGCAGCGGCACACCCAGCTTGTCTTCCATCTGCTTGCGGTAAGCAAACGCCAAGTGTTCGGCCATGTGCGCTTGTAGCGCCCCCATGATCTGCTGCGCCATCGGGTTTTGCCCAATAGTGGCCATGATCATCGGGTCCTGCATAAGCGCCTGATGGGTCGCCATGTGGGCATCGTGATCTTGGTAAATGAATGCTTTCATCGGCTTGCCGACCAGCGCCGCCATGTTCTCGCTTACTGGGTCGGCTG